TCAAGATATGCCATATCAGAAGTAAGAAGTAAGAAGTAAGAAGTAAGAAGTAAGAAGTAAGAAATGACTATTCGTTATTGGTCAATATTACGTAAACTTTTATATATATAAAACCCTCTCTCCATTTTGCGCGCACGCGCGCGAGAGAGGGCTCTTTATAAAAAATTTTTTCTAGCTTTATCGGAAACATCGAGGTGGTCTATGCTCTACAAGATTCTCGTCCGCGTCGCAGGCGCGCTCTACCAGCTCCTCTGCATTATCGTTTCCTTCGCCATCACGTTCTCCGTCGGCGGAGCGTTCTACGACCAATTCGGCCACATCGTCGCAGCCGTCGCCTGCGCCATCCTCTCCATCCCGTCCTGGATCGTCGCCAGGCGCCTCCGCGATTCCGTACGTCCGGGACTTCGCTTCCTGGAGTTCTTCGTTTTCCACCTCGCCTGGATGTTCGACATCAACGCCGTCGTCCTGGTCGCCGGGAAGCTTTTCAAATTGTTCGGCATTAAGTGACATTTTCCGTCACTGCCGGTTGCGCGTCCGCAAAAAAAATTGTATATTCCGAGTAGTTGTTAACTAGGACTGCGTTTCCCTGCCGCTCTGTCGGCGGGGATTCGTCGTTTTAGGGCGTTTAATATTACATATACCGAACACGCGCGCTTCCAGTCACTGCACTTTTATGTCATTTTCTGTCACTTTTTCATAAATTCCCGCATCTTACTACAACTTTTCAGAGGTGGATATGCCATTGACCCTTAAAGACCACGAGAAACGCATCCAGGAGCTCGAAAAGGCCCTTGCCCTAGTGCAGGTACGGCTGGACGAAATCGGGCCGCAGAACGCACGCAACGCGAAAACGGAAACGCCGCCCCCTAAAGACCGCATGGTGTTCCGTTGAGGAGGTGAACATGGCCGCACGAGACCCGAACAAGACGAAGGCGAGAATCCCCACCAACTCGAAACACTACGAGCGCAAGACGGAGCAACCATACGCGCCAGCTCGCGGCACTTCCCGCCTCGCCCAAAAGTTTATTCCCGAGACGAAAACCTACAAGGAGAAAATCGGATTCCTCGGACTGAAGGACCGCGTAGATAATCGCCCCATCTGGGAAAAGTTGCAGGACGTGTACGACTGGCTCTGCGAAAAGTTCACGATCGTGTTCAAGCACCGCTCCGAGTGCGTCGACCAGCACGAATACGAGTGTCTCCTCATCACCCACTCCGCCATTTCCGACTTCACGGTGGCCGCGTTCATCTTCTCCTGCTGTTCCGAGGTCGAGGAGCTCCCCTACATCCACCACTCCTTCAACCCGGTGCGCTACGCCGAGACGGAACTCGCCGACGGACCCGACAAGGAAAAGTTCAAGGAGGTGGTCGAGCTAATCGAGAAGAAATTTGTCTCCATCAAGAAGGACCTCCGCAAGTACATCGAGAACGACGCCTACTTCCTGAACGCGCAGACGCGCTCCCACACGATATGGTTCCTCGAGCACTTCTTCAAGAACGACATCGAGGAGCCCGACGCGCCGACATCCGGCAAGGTCGTGTTCGAGGTCCAGGTTCCCGACCCCATCCCGCAAGAGGTGAAGGATGCAATGGGGCAAGGCTAAAGACGAGAACCTCCGCATCTCGCCGTTCCAGCAGAAGCTCATCTTCGCCGAGAACGAGTTCGTGCTCGCCTGCTGCGGGCGCGCGTCCGGCAAGACTTCCGGCGTCACCGGGCGCATGGCCTATCGCAACGTGAACTACGGACGCTCCGCGATGCTCATCGCCCCGACATTCGGGCTCATACGCGAGACCATCATGCCCGCGACCCTCGAATGGTTCGACAAGTTTCACGTGAAAACGAAGGCGAACCTCACCGAGCACACGATCGAGACGCGCTACGGGAAAATCGTCTTCCTCTCCGGCACGCGCCCGGACAGTCCGCGCGGCTACACCAACCTCGAGGACTTCTACTGCGACGAGGCGGCCTACGTGCCGAAGAAGGCCATCAAGAACGGCCTCCTCGCCTGCCGTTCCAACAAGGGGCTTTCCACTACCCAGTGCTACACATCCACGGGCCTCGCCGGTTCCTACTTTAACAAGATGGCGAAGGCGCCACCCGTCGCCGACCATCTCGTCCTCTCCGCGTCCACGTTCGACAACCCGTTCACGACCGCGCAGTACAAGCGCACCGTCTACGAGTCCCTCCTCGACACTCCCGCCTTCCTGAAGCAGGAGCTTTTCGGCGATTTGGACGCCGAGGAACTCAACCTCGTATTCCCGCCCTCGTCATTCGCTACGGTGCGGCGCGTTTCCGGCGGGCGCAAGCGCTGCGGCATCGACTTCGCCTACGAGGGCAACGATACCACCTGCATATTCGTCGTGGACGACTGCGGCATCGTCGAGAAGAAGGTCATAGGCAAGGATAACGGGCGCCTCGCCTTCGACGCGTTCAAGCGCCTGCACCAGAAGTGGAACTTCGAGTCCCTCTCGCTCGACCATACCGGCGGCTTCGACGCGGGCTTCGTCGTGCTCATGGAGCAGGAAAAAATCAAGGTCCCCGTCAACCTCGTAAACTTCGGCGCGGCATCGCCCGACCCCAAGTTTGCGAACATGCGCGCCTACATCTACTTCAACGCCCGACGGATGGTGATGGACGAGGGCTTCTACATCGGCGACACGGACGTGGAGGACGAACTCGTCCCGCAGACCTACTTCATGAACCCGCGCGGGCAAATCCAGCTCGTGCCGAAGAAGTACATCAAGACCGTCATCGGCAAGTCCCCCGACCAGGCCGACGCCATGTGCCTCGCCTGCTATCGCGGCGACCCGCAACCTTTACAAACCGAATCCGAGGACGTTATCGTCCCGGCATCCTCAAGGAGCTACTAATGGCAACCGAACAAGAAGAAATCATCGAAGAAACGGCGGCGGCGTTCCAGCCGCAAGAAGTGAACCCGGACGCGCAGCTCCCGGACGCCGAGGAGGAGAAGCGCATCATCGACGAGATGGTCGAACTCGCGGAGAAGTCCTCCGACTTCTTCGGCGTTGAGAACGAGCGCAAGCGCGACGACGCGCGCGTCTATGCCGACGTGGTCGTGTTCAACGATACCGACACGAAGGCCATGACGAAGAACCGCGCCCTCGCGAGCGTGAACCCCCTCCCGCTCTACGTCAACGCCGCGAAGAACCTTTTCCTCACGAATCCCTTCGTCTCCCAGGTCGAAGGCAAGAACGGCGACACGTTCCGCGACTTCCTCGACCAGCAGCTCGTGGAAATCTTCGCGAACTCCGACGCGAATGTGTCCGTTTTCTCCGAGGGCTTGCAGGACATTCTCGAGGAGGGCGGCGGCTTCATGTACTTGACGACCGAAGAAGGCCGCATCGAGATTAACCTTGCCTACGAGCCGAGCTCGTGCATCTACGACCCGAACTCCCGCAAGCTGGACGGCAGCGACGCCGACTTCTTCGGCATCGTCGAGCAGCTACCGTACGAACGCGTCAAGGAGATGGCCGAGGCCAACGGCGTCACCATCCCGAGCAAGGACAGAATACAGCAGACGAAAACGTGGAGCTTCGCGAACTACAACGGGAGCCTCGGCGGCATCAACCTCGTCCACTTCTACAAGCGCGACTCCGAGGGCGTGTGGTTCATCCAGGTGGTCGGCGACAAGGTCATCAAGCGCGTCCTTTTCCGCGGTCTCTCGTGCCTGCCGGTGGTCCCGATTTACGGCCAGCGCTTCAAGGACGACCGCAAGAAGTTCTACAAGGGCGTGGTACGCGACACCAAGCACCTCTGCAAGATCGTGAACGGCTGCTACGTTTCGCTGTGGGAACGCGTGAGCGTGCCGAGCGTGCCTTACACCTCCGTGTCGATGGACTCCATCGAGAACGTGGACGCCGACTACAACAACGACCTCGCGCGATACAAGCGTTACAAGGAATACGTCAAGAAGGGCGAACAATGGGTGCACCTCGCGGAGCCGAAGCGCGTGGACCCGGTCGTGATGACCGCCGACCTTATCCCCGTCATCAACGACTCCCTCCGTAAGATTTCGCTCATGATCGGAATCCCGGAAGAAGGGCTCGGTTTTTCCGCAGCCTCCGACGCGGTGCAGAAAACCGCCGCCGAGATTCTCACGCGCTCCTCCGCGCTCGTCACCAACGTGTCGCACTACTACCGCCATTTGCAGCGCTCCATCCAGCACGTTGCCGAGGTCATCGTAGAGATGCTCTGCATCTACAACGGCATGCCGAACGAATACCACGTCAAGCTGCTTAAAGGCCCGGAGGACGCCATCAAGCGCGAACAGCGCCGCCAGCAGATTCTCGCGTTCCAGACGCTCGCCCCTGAAGCGGTGAAGCCGTTGCTCCTTGCCGAGGCCATCCGCACGGGCGACTTCGAGAACGCCGATGCCATCGCGAACGCGGTGCTCCTCACCCTTCCGCTGGAACTGAAGAACGCACTCAACGTGGGCGGCGGCGTGGACGTCGCGGCGCTCTCGGCCCAGGTCGGAGCGCTCACGCAGCAGGCGCAGCAGCAGGCGCAACAGATTGAGGAATACCGCCGGACCATCGACGCGGACATCATCGCGGGACAGAACCAGCTCGTGATGGCGCGCATGAACAACGAGGCGGCGCTCCGATCCAAGCTCGTGGAGCTTGAAGCGAAGGCGGCGGAGAACGAGAAGGACCGCCAGCTCGAACTCCTCAAGATGGAGGGCGACGCGCGCGCGAAGGCCGAGGAGCTGTTCATCAAGAGCCGCGAGGCGGAGCAGAAGTTCATCGAGAGCACGCGGAAATCCGTCCAGGAAGCCGAGCGCCTCCGAATCGATGCCGAGAAGGCACGGGCGGAAATCGTCGGCAAGCTCGGCGTGGCGATTAAAAATACATATACCGACAACCTAACACCGCAGACGGAACTATAAAAAATGTCAATATTTGTCAACCAAATATGACAAAAAGTGACAATGGACGTTTGCATCCGTTGTCACTTTTGATTATTTTTATAAAAAACGAGGTGAGACTATGGCATTACCCAGCCAGGAACTTTTGGAAAAGTACCGCGCCGAAGAAAAAAAGGCGGTCACGGAAACACCCGCTAATTCCGAACAAACTAAAGCGGAGACGACCGAAACCAAGACGACCGAAACGCCGACGGGCGCGCAGGGCGGCGAAGGTGACGGAGCAGCCACTACACCCACGGAAACGACACCCTCCGCCAGCGCAGGCGAGGACGCGGGAACACCCGCGAAGGGCGACGACAGATGGGAACACGCTCAATCGCAGTGGAAGAAAAGGCTCGACAGACAAGAGAGAGCCCACCGGAAACAAATCGCAGGACTCGAGGCCACGATCGCGGAACTGAAGAAGCAGGTCGAAGGCAACAAGCCGAAGCTCCAGCGCGAGGACTTTCCGACGGTTGAAGCGTACGAGAGTTACAAGAACGAGGAACAGAAGAAGCAGCTCCTCGCCGAACTTGACAAGAGAAACGCCGACCTCGAAGCCGCGCAGAAGCAGCAGGCCGAAGCTCAGCAGAAGATGAAGGCCACCTTCAAGACCCCGGAAGCCCAGAAGGATTTCCAGGACACGATGGCGGACTTCATCGACGACAACAGCGAATGGCTCGAAACCGAGGAAGGGCAACTCTATCAGGAAATCATCGACCAGTCCCCCGTCGGGCTCGTCATGGCGATGGCCATCGCGAAGAACGAAGTGGTGCAGGAGCAGATGAAGAAGTGGTCGAAGGACTTGCTTTACCAGAAGCTCATGTCGTTCGAAGTAACCCTCATGAACAAGGCCAAGGAGGCTAAAGCCGCCGCCGCGGCCAAGCAGACAACGCCCGCGCAACCCGCCGAGAAGCAGCCCTCCACGAGCGGCATCCCCTCGACCGGGAGCGTGGGAAAGACACAGGCGCCGCAGACGTTCTCCGCGAAGGATTGGCTCCGCAAGAATCGCCCCGAGCGCTATCCACGCTAACCAAATGAGGTTTTACAATGGCTAACTCCATTATCACCGTGCCCGGCCTTGAAATCTTCACCGCCGAAATCGAAGAATCCTGCCCCATCATCGAAGATACCCGCAGCACCCAGGAAGGCCTGAAGGGCCGCCAGGGCGGCAAGCTCAAGGTCGCTATTCCCGACCCGGGCAAGACCTTCGTGAAGAAGGGCGGCGTCCCCACAATCGGCTCGGGCGCTGACATCGAAAACACCGACGTGAAGGAATTCTACCGCGAATTCACCGTCGCCGTCGCCACCAACGCTGCCACCATCGACAGCCTCTCCCGCGTTACCGACATCGACAGCTTCGAACGCGAAGTCGCGAACCCGCGCTCCGCCGAACTCGGCGCAGGCATCCAGGAAGCCATCATCGGCGAATCCGGCCTCTACTCCGACTCCGCCTTCGTGGCCGACGGAACGAGCGCCAGCTTCGACGGTTTCGGCCTCCTCTCCGAAATGGCCGGCTCCCTTTCCGACTCCCGCTGCGCCGGTGAACTCGTCGGCTACATGAGCGGCAAGATTAAGTCCAAGATTGCCCGCGGTGGCCTCAAGGACTTCAACGAGAACGCCATCGCAGGCGACCTCTACCGCAAGGCCAAGATTGGCGAATGGGACAACGTCATGTGGAAGAACACCCCGATGCCGGTCATCACCACCGGCGCGGCCCCTGCCTCCACCACCGTGAGCGCCCAGCCGAGCGAAGGCTCCGACACCATCGTGCTCGCCTCCGCCAACATCACGACCGCCACGGTCATCAAGGCCGGCACGGTGTTCACCGTCGCCAACGTCTCGAAGTGCGACGTGCTCGGTCACGTCATGGCCGAGGACAAGGCCTTCGTGGTCCAGGAAAACGCCACGGGCGGTTCCGGCACGATTTCCTTGAAGGTTGGCGAAATGAACGCCACCGGCGCACACCGCAACGTGTCCGCCCTCCCGGCTGCTTCTGCCGTCGTGACTTGGAAGACCGCCGCCAACAAGCAGTACGCCCTCGTGTGGGCCTTCCAGAAGGGCAACGTGGAACTCTCCTCCGTCAAGCTCGACGACTCGGGCCTGGAAGAAGTTTCCGCCAAGTCCCCGAGCGGAAAGCTCGTCATGAGCGCCATCGTCCACGGCGATGTGAACCGCAACGGCACTTACCGCTTCGACATCGGCTTCCTCGCCGGTGCAGTGGACAGCCGCCGCGTGGCCCTCGGCCTCGTCCAGCTCAACTAATACTTCCTCCTAACTCCTGCCCGGTTCCCTAGCCTACCGGGCGGGAGGTCTTTTATCCTCCTTGTTGTTTTGACGACAACTTCAAGCTAGAGCCCCACGGATTTCACCACCTCGAAACCCATGCGGACTCTAGCTTTTTTTTAAAGGTTTTAAAATGCTCGTACGTGAACTTATCCAGGACATCCTCGACGAAATCGGCCAGCTCGTAGGCGGCAATCCGGCCACCGACAGCGACGCCGCGAAGTGCCGCCGCTTGATTAACAAGTGCGTTCGCGAATACAACGTGCATGGCTTCCTGCACTTCACGAAGTCCCGCGTCCCGCTCGGCCAGGGGAAGGTGTTCATGTTCGAGGACAAGGTCCCCCTCACCGTGAACAATGTCTACTACAAGGTGGGCGTGGAATGGTACTCCCTCGACCCGGTGCGCCCCGAGACGCTCCCGGCATACGAGGGCGTGGGGACAATCCCGTACAAGTTCTGCTACGAGAAATACTTCGAGGGGAACGACCTCAAGGGCCGAATCACCCTCGACCGCACCAGCGGCTACGACATCGAGGCCGTGGTGACGTACGACATGGAGCCGTTCAACGACAACGACGTGCTCACCCTACCGCCCGAATTTATAAACCTTCTCACCGCCGACGTACAGTACCGCTGGGTGTCAAACCTTGCGATAAACGACACGCTCAAGCGCGACAAGAAGGACGAGGTGGACCGCCTGCTCGAATTCGTGAAGGGTATCGAGACGAAGGCGCTCGACGTTCCGAAGCGCTACCCCAACATGGACGACAAGTTCTACAACGGGGTCGGGAGGCTCTAATGGCCGCGCGCACGATCCAAATTAACAGCTTCTGCGGCGGCTCGTCGAAATTGGCGGACTCGGAATTCCTCGGCATGGAGGAATCCCTCAACATGTACCCGGAGACCGTCACCGCGACGGACTCCTACACGACAAAAGTCCTGAAATCGGTGGAAGGCTTCAACAAGGGGCCGACATTCGAGAGCTACGAGAAGTACCTCGGCATGGGCGTAGTTAATTCTAACCCGTGGAGCTCCCCGGCCATCAAGGAATCCTTTCTAGTCGTTACCCGCACGGGCGCCTCGAACGATTGCAAGGTGTGGAACATCTACGGCGGGACGAAGGCCCAGGTGGGCTCGCTCTCGTCCGGCTCTGGCGAACGCGCTATCGTCGAG